CACCGGGAGCGACTCCGGTGCGGGGTGGATGGGCTTGCTCGACCCGAGCGCGAAGGGTGCCGTGAGGCAGCGGGAAACTTTAACCGAGGAGGAGCGCGATGTGCTCGGGCTTCACCGCGAGCTGGCCCCACGCGAGCATGAGCTGGTAGGTGACCATCCGGTAGCCCGGATAGACTGCCAACTCGAAGACGAGGCCGGAGCGGGGATCGACAATCGTCTCGCGCATGATGGCCATATCGCCCTCTTCGGGGAGCGCGGGCAGGCGGGTGGCGAGCTGGATGGCGTTGCGCGTGAAGGCCACCGACGGCGTGAAGTCGTTACCGATTGTGACGGTCGCGCCATCGGCACCCGCGGCGAGGAGGCCGGGGGCATTGATGACGGCGGTGCCAGCGGCGGCGATGCCGGTCTTCACGACATACTTGTGGTTGCCGATGGTGAGGACATCGCCCGCGAGGACGGTGCCGGAACCGGTCTTGAGCACGATGCTGGTGGCGCCGACAGCGTGCGCGCCGTTGAGCACGTAGCTGGTGCCGGTGCCTTTGGTGACGGTGCCGAGCTGGGCGCTCTCGCGGTGGGCGAAGCCGTTGACATCGATGAGCACGCCTTGCTGCGTGACATTGTTGCCGAGGGCGGCATTGGCCGTGAGCGGATTGTTGAGCAGGGTGCGGAGCGAAGCGCCGGCCGTGGTGTTGAGGATGAGGTGCTTGTCGGAGAGGGGGGCACCGTTATCCAGGAGGATCTTGTTGACCTGCGCGCTCTCGGCGAGATTGGTGGCGAAGGGCGTGGTGCCCGCGGTGCCGTAGGCGCGCGAGGCGGCTTTGCGGGCGGTGCTGGCAAGATCGGCCTCGACCTCGTTGGTGAGGGCGCGGAGGGCTTGTGCGATCTGGTTTTGGCGAGTGGTGAGGTAGCCCGCACCGCTGTTGATGCCGACTTGATCCTCACCGGACCACGAGAAGGGCGCGAAGCGCGACTTCGTGATTTGCAGCGAGGTATTGGCGATGGTCTGATCGGCCGCGGAGGGGATGGCCATCGCGGGCGTGACATCGCCGGCGGCACCGTTGACCGGAACTACACCGGAGCGGATGGCGTTGGCGTTGAGCTGGCAGCGCTCGGCGCCAGAGGAGCGGGCCACGGCGGGGATGAAGCCGACGAGTTCGCGAGAGACGACGTCCGTGGCAGCATAGACGTCGGAGATGAGGTTGGTAAACGTATTGGACATGGCGGGACGGTGATCGGGTTGACGCTAGCTGGGACTCAGTTGGAGAAAGGGGCTTTGACGGGAATGCCGGTGACGCGGCCACCGCCGAGGGAGAACTTCATCTTCTGCGCGGGGGGGAGCGCGGAGAACTCGGCGTAGGAAAGCTCCTTGGCCGAATCAGTGGTGGTGCTGCTGCTTTGCGCAGCGGGAGGCAGGCCAGCGGCGGGGAAACCGAGCTCGGCGAGTTTGTCGGCCGAGCGGACTTCGATGCGGCTGTTAAAGGCGCTCTTCAGCGCGGCGGCATCTTTGCCGGCCAGCTCTTCGGGCTTAAATCCGAGCGTGGCGCAGAAGTCGGAAAGTTGAGAGTTGAGAGCTGAGAGCTGAGAGTTGAGAGCCGCGACTTGGCTTTCGGCCGCGGTCTTTGCGGCGGTGGCTTCGGTGACGGCAGTCTTCGCAGCGGCGAGATCGGTTTCGAGGCCGGTGACCTTGGTGGTGAGGGCGGCGTTGTCGCGCACGAGGGTCTCCTTGGCGGAGAAGGCAGCGGTGAGCTTGCCCATAAAATCGGTGGCGGTGAGCGGAGCGGCGGCGGGAGCGGGGGCAGGTGTATCCATGATGTGAGATGCGCGCGAGCGTTGCGGTGCGGCGCGTGTCAAATGCTGGCGCTGGGCGCGGGGGCGGCGGCGAGCTGGGCACCGAGGGCGGCGAGGGAGAGGGCCACGCCGGCGCGCACGCGGTTTTTCACTTCGCGCACGGAGGTCACGACTTCGTCGGCAAGTTTGTTTTCGACGGCTTCGGCCCCGTCGAACCACTGGCCTTCGAGGGCGGAGGCGGGCACACCAGGGCGCGCGGCGCGCACGGCGGCGAGGAAGCTATCAGTGGTGCGCTGCACATCGTGATCGAGGAAGGCGCGGGCGGCTTCATCGAGGGGGTTACCCATCACGCCGATGGCCTTGTATTTCCCGCGCTTGAAGAGCTCGAGCTTGATGCCGAGCTGGTCGAGCATCGTGGTGTAGTCGTAGAGCGCGATGTAGGTGCCGACGCTGCCGACATCGGCCGAGCCGGTCGTGAAAACGGTGGAGGCCGCGGAGGCGATCCAGTAGGCGGCGGAGCAGCACTGCGAATCGGTGACGGCGACGACGAGCTTGGTGGTGGCGAGCTGCGCGACTTGGGCCGCGGTCGCGGGCGTGCCGGTGGCCATGCCGCCGGGGGAGCGGACCACGAGCACCACGGCGAGCACATCGGTGCGGGCGGCGATCTCGTCGAGCGCGGCCTGCAGGCGGTCGAGACTCATGGCGCCGAAGCACCAGCAGGTGAAGGCATCGTAGCCCTTGACGAGCGGGCCGTTGATCTCGATCTCGGCGACACCTTGCTCGACTTCGTAGAGCGGCAAATCCCACGGCATGACCTCGGGCGCTTCGGCGGGCTCGACGGGATCGGGCGGCTCGGTGCCACCGCCCTCGCCATCATCGGCGCGGCGGGGCGCGTGGCGCGGCGTAGTGCCGCGGGTGGAGACATCGAGCGCGAGGGGGGACTTGACCGCGGCGGCCACGGAAAGCACGAGGGCACCGTGCCGATCTGCCCGCATGGCCATGGGCGTGCAGAGCAGATCGACGAGGAGATTATTGGCCAGAGCGGGAGTGAGGTGCGGTGTCATGCGGCGGGTGCGGCGGCGGAATCGAGGGGAGCGGCGGGCTCGGCGGAACTGGGAGCAGTGGTGCCGGGGCGGCCGTAGATGCGGTCGATAGTCTTTTCGCGATCGAGGCCGCGGGCTTCGGCCTGATCGCCGATGAACTTCACCTCATCGAGCCAGGCGGTGAGTTCGTTTTCCGACTCGTAGCCATCCCAGCCAAACATGCGGCGGAAGGTGAGAGCGCCGGAGCGCACTTGCTCGAGGTGCAGCTTGCCATCACGGCCCTTGTCGACCGTCCAGCGGGCGGGCGGAATGCAGGCGTGTTTCCACCACTTCGGATCGGCGGGGCGACGGATGCGACCGGCCGCGATCTCGACAGCCGTATCGTAAATGTAATAACGCGCGAGAAAGCTGTCGACGAGCGCCTGTTGCTCAACATCGATGAAGCTCTGCGCATCGGCCATCACGTAGCGGGTATTCGCGCCGCCGAGCGCGGCGATATCCCAAAGGATTTCGGGAGCGAGATCGACGCCCCAAGAAATATCCCGCGAAAGCGATTTGATGAATTCGACCGAATTCGGGTGAGGCCGCTCATCGAGGAGCGTCTTGATATCGGTGCCGGGCGGCAGGCCGGGAATCTCGCCACCCTGGGAGAGCTGCTGCTCGAGGGTGCGCTTCGTGCCATCGGAGAGCGTGACGGAGGTGATGGGGTTGGCACCGTTGCCCATCGGAGGAATGCCACCGCCCGCCTGCGTGGCGGCCTGCGCGATGTAGTAGCCGATCTGGTTGGCGACTTTGATGCCTTTCTTCGTGGCCGCGTTGATCTCGGTGATATCGAGCATGTGCGTGCAAGCACGGTGGAGGATCGAAGGGGTGCGGTGTTTGCCGGGGCTCGAATAATCACCGATGTAGCAGACGGCCGAGGCGGGCACATCGGCCTGCGTGAAATCATCGCCGAGGATACGGTAGGCCGTGGCGGCATTGTTGCGGTCGACGAGCACGCCATCGAAGAGACGGTTGATCTCGCCCTCGGCGACGCGGCCGGAGCCGATGCGGTGGGACTCGACAAAGGCGACTTGCGCGAGGCCGGCGAGCGACTTGGTGAGGATGGGAGCCACATCGCCGTCACGATAGCGGCAGCGCAACGTGCCGCGCTGGCTGCTGTAAAAATCCCAGCGGCCGCCAAGATCGAAGGAGGCTGCGGAGCCGTTGCGCTCTTCGAAGAGGGCGCGGCGATCTTTGTTCCACTCGCGGTCTCCGGTCGACGGCTGAATCATCAGCCCGGTGCCGGCCACCATGCGGGAGATGCCGTTGATGATGCGACCGGCAAAGCCGACATTGGCATCGAGGTAGCGGGCCCGGCGCATGATCTCGACGCGGGAGTAGGTGGTGAGCTCCTTGCGGGTATCGATCTGCGGGAAGTAGACGTAGCCGCGCATGGTCGAATGGTCCGCGGCGTTGTAGCCGCCACCGGCACCGTAGGAGCCGAAGGCCCCGCCGTAGCCGGCGGTGGAGAGACGCTGCACGCCGGGCTCACCGGGGAGCGGGAGGGCGGCGGGAGCGGCGGCGGACTTGGGCCCACGGGGGCGGCGGGTAGGGCTGGCCATGGGACGAGATCAGGTTTCGACGAGGCGGCAGG